TAAGTCAAAGAATAAGTTCTCACCTTTTTGTCTTACAACATTATCATCAAACAAGTACATCTTATTCCACCACTTCTCTAACTTATTATCTTTAGGAAATGGAATTATATTAACATCAGGATTAATTCCTTTTGCGTTTTCTGTTAAACAGTAAAATGTAAAGCTTTGAGATATAGATTCCAGACAGGATTCGTATATCTTGTTCACATGATTGGCAGAATATTTACTGCCCCATTTTACTGTATAAATGTTCATTGCCAATGCTTTAATAACTCCGGATCTACTAGTTCGTTCTGTTTTACTTTGCCTCTATCTGGTGTTGGTTGTGGTAGTAGATCAATATTAAATACACAGAGAATAGGTGTTTCCCTATATATCTCTGTGGTTAAATCATCATCTTGCCAACTACGGCCTCGGTTATACGAGTACGCATAGTCTGAAGGAAAGTGATCCCATAATTTTTTGCCCCAATCACCCCATCGCCATGAGTGATAGTTATCTGTTCCGTCTGTATATGTGAACCAAATCTTTTCTTGATTCTCTAATACATCATGCCATATACATTCTGCTTGATCGTCGGACCAAACTTGACAACTGCCATTAGTATATGCTCCATGAGATAATTTAAATCTCCGCGTCTTCATTGGGCGCGGGTCTTGCCACCAGCTTCTTAACTTAGTTGGTCTTTCCATATTATAGGTCAATAAAGGCTCTATGTCATTTTGTATAATAACATCTAAATCAAAAAATATGAAACGACCTGTGGGTTTATCTTCAGCAAAGTTATGCGTATTGAATACCATTGTCTTAGGCCTATCCCAACATCTTGCCATACCATATTTAAAGTCGTCCTTTTGGAACCAATACTTAGGATGTATGTTAGGAATGTCTGGAAAAGGAATGACTTTTATATCATCATCAAAACCTTCAGCGTTATCTGTATAACAATAGAAATGGAAATCATGTTTCGGATTACAATTTCTCTTTGACATATTTTTTAATTTGTTCACAAAATGAGGACCATATCTGTCGCCCCATTTTGAACATACTACATTAACTCTCATGATCCTTTGCCTTTATGAATACTCCGTCTACCATTTTGCCTTTACGATCTTTTATGTCGTCATAAGCAACCTGTAGACATTCTTCAAGTGTTATATTATTTCGTACGCAAATGTTAATTAGTACAACCATTATATCTCCAACATCATCTCTAAGATCTTTGCCTTTACAGATGTTATCAGATAGTTCTCCACATTCTTGTATTAATTTACAAAATTGATCTTTATCATTTGCACCTTCAATTAAATTTCTATCTTTGTGCCACTTACCTACATAATAAATAAGATCGTCTAAATCCATCATTTCATTGTTTATCATATTAACTTAACCTGCATATGACATAGTCCTTACCGTATTGGAGTTTATTTTTAGCAAGTTCATCCGTAACTTGCATTGTTTTAAAATCAAAGTCTGTAATATCTGCTCTTATAATGAGTACAGCAAACTCTGACTCTTTAATTATTGGTACATAGTTATCGTAGTCTTCGAATGTGCCCTCTAATATTACTGATTTTTTGTTTGTTACTTTTAACATATTCCACCTTGTTCATTGTGTATTATTTCTGGATTTAACTTTAATAGGTTATTAAAGTATCCTTTATAGAAGTCATTTGTAAAAATTTCTTCTAGTGTGTGTTCATTTATATTATTCTTATCCCAACTATACAACAATTCTGTCTTGTGTTCAGGAGAATTATTTGCAGTAGTTAAATTAAGAGCCACATGTTTACAGGGAAACACATTACCTGTTGCGTTTAAATAAAATGAATTATTAACTTTACCTTCGCACTTAACATGTGGTGAAAATTTTATTGTTCTCTCTTTATATATGTCGTCTTTTTTTCGTGTCTGTAGAGTCTCTAGTTCTATAAGTTTATAGTCTGGCATCTCTTGTTTTATGTTTTTCTTTATGGGTTCTTTTGTTTCAGGGACTTGGTTGTCATATATAAAACCATAAAAATTATATTGCTTTGATATCTTCTTAGCTTTTTGTATGTCTGAATCTATTTGATTTGTATGTACATAATTCCAAAACACTCTACACCCAGATTCTATTAATGCTTCTGCATTTTGTAATATTTTTCTATCTGGATTGCCTGTATTAATATTAAATGTAATATTGCCTGCTTCTAAAAACATTAAACCTAAGTTCTTCCACCAAATAGTTTCATTGTGTTTGCCATTTGTAGTTATATCACAACCACCTATGCCCCACCTAGACATAAAGAAGTGGGCAATATCAAATAGTTCAGGGTTTAATGTAGGATCTGTATTCGTACCTTTAAAATGTATTCTTTTTATTTTAGATTTTTCTATATAGTCTTTTGTAAATGTATCTTCTATTTGTTCTAATGTTAAATAGTCTTCACCGTCTATTGGATTTATTTCTATCCTCTCAGGTAGCCATGGATATAAGTCTGTTTCTTTATTGTACATTATATCTAATTGTTCTTCAGTAAAATCCTCATACCAAAAAGGCAATGCAACTATATTTCCATCTATCTTTTCTGGGTATGTTGCTGTACTATCTTGTAGGAAAGGTAAAGTACCTTCCTCTATTAAAAACTTCTCACTAAAAATATCATATTCATATAATAGATTGTCTTCAGATTCGTCCCATTCTTCTAATATATTTTCTACTTTATCGTTTCGGAAAATAAAGTATGCTAGGTTACCGTCCTGAAGTCTAATCTTCTTGTTGGCCTTATAAGTCTCTATGTCCTCTATGTTGTTAATAATAGTGTTAGGTGTAATAAACAATGAAGTACTATTAGGTTTTGTATGTTGCATGATATCTATTTCTAACCAATCAACACCATACTTAGGAACATGAAAGTTAATACAATCTATATAGCCTTCTTTCTTTTTAGTTTCTTTTAGTAGTTTTTCTTCTTCTTTATTGATAAAGACATAGAAGTCAAAAGGCCTTTCTATCAGTTTTTTGCACTGCGTATAAAAAGCATTTATTTGGTTTTGACTATAATTATTGTCTAGCTGATTTGCTATAATTGTTACCATGCCATATTCTCAAAAGTGTCTCATTTTCTAATTCATCAATCTTAATTTGTTTCTTCGATTTGGGTGGTGGGTTTGAATCCACATTGAACAAACAAAACTTAGGTTCTTCTCTATATTTATATGCCTCTAAATCATCAGGCCATTGCATACCTCGGTTATAACTATACACCCACGCGTGTGGTATGTTATTCCAAAACTCTCTTTGTCTCCAGAAGTGATAGTTATCAGTACCTTTAAAAAATGTTCTAAATATCTGTTGATCTTCGTCCATTGCCTCCCAGAATATATGTTCACATTGTTCTCTATTCCAACACATTACACTAGAGTTATATAATGATCCTCTAATTTCTATAAATCTTCTTTCGTGTATTCTTTTAGGATTGTCCCAAGTTACATCTATTATCCTAGGCTTTAAGGCCAATTCATTTAAGTCTGTTATATCACTCTGTATAATAACATCTAAATCTAAGTAACACCATTTACCTTCATAACCTAAAAAGTTATGTGAGTTGAATACTAGAAATTTAGATCTATCCCAGCAATAGTTTTCTTTACCAAACCAATATTTAGGATGTAAAGGATCTATGTCAGGTATATCTCTAGTATCACAATTTAATCCTTTAGGGTCATCGGTAAAACAGGTAAATGTAAAGTCGTCGTGATAGTGTTCCTGCACCATACGATACAGGTTGTTTACATAGTGTGGTTCGTATTTAGTGCCCCACTTGATGCATACAAAGTTCATCATATTCTTTCTCAATCTCCGGGTTTTTATCTAAGCCATTTAATAAGCATATTGTATATTCGGGCCTATACTTTCTTCCTGTCGTTCTAAAAGCATATACCTCTTCATTAGGTAAATGTTCAAATGTAAATCCTTCATGATATAAAAATGTATCATCGCCATATGGATATTGAACATCATACATCTCAGGATATTCGTTATAATGATCCCATATATGCGTTGCATCTTTCCACAACATAATACTAGAATTATAATTACTTAATGGACCTACAAAGTCTGGTTGCCATGGAAAGTCGTGTATGTTTATTTGTTCATTGCCTTTGTCTTTCCACCATGTATATACTATAACAGGATTATCAATACAATAATCAAACAAATGATCTATTGGTTTTTGTATTCTTATATCTAAATCTAAGTACAGAATAGTACCCATGTCTTTCAGTTGGAATAGTTTTAACTTTTCCATATTACCGTTTGGTTCATGTTCTAAATACAAAATACCTATATCAGGGTGCAGGCCCTTAGGGTCATCAGTTACACAGACATAATTATACCGGCCTTCTGTGTGCTCGTATATAGAATTAACAGCGTCTGCGCTGTATTTGTCACCGTATTTTAATGTTAAAATAGTTTTCATTGTAATCACTTTTATTTATAAATAAGACTATACACGATAATTAGAGATATAACTGATGGCAACCATTTCAAATATAGTAATAGATCAGGGTACAACCTTTTCATTAGACGTTAATTTAACTAATGACGACACTACTGCTAAGGATTTGACGGGTTATACTACAACTGCTCAGATGAGGAAGGGGTATGAGTCTACAACAGCTACTGACTTTACTACAGCACAGGTTAATGCCACAGGTAAAATTACAATATCGTTAACTGCAGCACAAACTGCTGCAATTAAATCAGGAAGATATGTTTACGACATTGAGATAGCATCCAGTTCGGAAACATTAAGAGTATTAGAAGGATTAGTAACAGTAACACCAAATGTTACAAGAGCTTAAGGAGAGAATAAATGGCAGTTAATGTAAGCACTACAAGCAACCCTGTTTCGGTATCCGTATCGACAGGTAGTACTAGAGTAGTTACAACTTCAACAACTCAGTCTCAAGTGGCGACGTCCACAACCATTGACAATTTGAGTGGTATTGATACCAGTTCAAAACAAAATGGATACACTCTAGTTTATGATGGTTCTAGCGGTAATTGGGAGGCAGCACCAGCGAGTGATGTTGCTTCATCTATTACAGCAATTGATGGTGGCACATTTTAATATTAAATAAAGCTTTATATAATATAAAAGACATTTAACTAGGAGAAAATAAATGGCAACAACAATTCAAATTAAGAGAAGCACGGGCTCAGCAGCTCCGGTTGCTAACGATCTAATTGAAGGCGAATTGGCTTATGCTGAAGATAGAACTGGTTCAGGTGCTTCTGCAAAACTCTACATTTCATCTATTGATTCAGGTGGTAGTGAAGTTATACAAGAGATAGGTGGTAAATACTACACAGATCTTATTGACAACGCTACGAATGCTGCTACAGCATCTACACTTGTTAAAAGAGATGGAAGTGGCCACTTTAATGGCGCAACAATTACTGGTAGCACATTAACAGACGGTACTCTAAGTGCTGCTTCTGGTGCTATAACAGGGGCTACAAATATTACAGCTTCTGGAACAGTACAATGGGGCTCTCTTTCAGACGGTACAATTACAGCTACAGCTTTTGTTGACGAAGATAACATGGCATCTAACAGTGCTACACTTATCCCAACTCAACAATCAGTTAAAGCTTATGTAGACGCACAAGTAACAGCTGGAGATTTAGACGCAGCTGGTGATTCTGGAACAATAGATGTAGATCTAGATTCAGAAACATTTACAGTAGCAGGTGGCACAGGTATTACAACTGCAGCTTCCGGCACTACAATTACAGCCACTCTAGACAATACAGCGGTTACAGCAGGAGCATATGGCTCTGGATCTGCAATACCTGTATTAACTATTGACGCCCAAGGTCGTATTACAGCAGCATCGACTGCTTCAACAAGCTCTACTCTAACTATAGCAGCCGACAGTGGCTCTAATGATACAGTTACAGTAGGAACAGACACATTGACTTTTGAAGGAACAGCAAACGAAATCGTTACAACTGTTTCCAACAATAAGATCAATATAGCGTTACCAGATAATGTAACTATTGGCGGAAACGCAATAGTTTCAGGTAACCTAACAGTATCAGGAACAACAACAACTGTTGATTCCACTACATTATCCGTAGCAGATCCGTTGATCTCACTTGCTACAGGCAATAATTCATCCGACGTCGTTGACTTAGGTATATATGGTCTGTATGATACAAGTGGTTCCCTGGACTTATACGGTGGTTTATTCAGAGACGCTAACGACTCTGGTAAATGGAAGTTATTTAAAGACTTACAAGCAGCACCAACCACAACTGTTAACACATCGGGAACAGGTTATGCAGTCGGTACATTAGTAGCAGCTATAGAATCAGCTAGTGCTACAATTACTGGCGGTACAATTACTGGTATTACTGATCTAGTAGTAGCAGATGGTGGTACAGGTGTTAGTACATTTACAAGTAAAGGTATCCTTTACGGTAATGGCGCTGGAGTTTTACAAGTAACAGCAGCCGGCACTGATGGCCAGGTCCTACAAGCAGGATCAGGTGGTACACCAGAGTTTGGCGGTATTGATGGTGGAACATATTAATAATACTTAAGGATTTTTGAAATGGATGAACAATTAATTAATGAATACATTAACAACTTGGCAAATCAAGTTAACAACTTGACCCAAGAGAACATATTACTTAAAACTAGATTAAGTCTTTTAGAGAAAAGGGAACAAGAGAGGTTGAAGACTGAGGAGAAAGAGGAAGTGAAGACGAAACCGGAGAGTACATACTCTACACCGTCGGCTAATCCACATTCCGATTATACAA